AACTCCACTCGGCCAAACCGTGCGCCGTCTACCAGTCGTTCGCCCATGGCCTCCATCAGTTCGGCCACGTCCTCATCCCGCCACAATCCGCGAGACTGGATGCGGATGTCTACAACACTGGCGCGGACGGGCTGTTGCTGTGATGATGCAATGCCGGATGTGTCTGGTGCTGATTCCGCCAAGCCAGCGCCACCACCCCCACCGCCAGAGCCTCCTCCGCTCTTGATGGCGTTGGCTAGCCCCATTCCTGTTGCAACAACCTTTGCCACCGCTGCGAACTTTGCCCAAAAAGGGACTGTCGGATCAGCCAGGGCCTGAGATGCGGCTATGTAGGCGTTTGCTGTAGCCTGTGCTGCGCCCGTAACCTGAATCAGTTTCGTCATCTTGTTGCTGTGCGCGCCGGTCGCGGAATACAGCGACTCCATGTAGGTCTTTGCTGCGCCGAGCTTGTTCATCAGCGTGGTCTTGTCCTTCTTGGCTGCGTCTTCGGCAATTCCGTGCAGCCTGTTTTCGTGATCTTTGGCCATCTTCTCCCTGTAGGCAATCTGTGATTCCTTGGCAATGTTCTCCATTTCTGCGTATATGGCGTAGTCGGCCAGCTTGCGCTGATACTCAAGATTTTCGAGTTCGGCCTCTGATGCGAATTGCTCTTGCAGGCGCATCAACTTCTGCGCGTTGGCCGCATCCTCCATTTCCTGCATCATGACCTGACGGTTAGCCTCGGCCTCCATTTGCAGTTGGATGTTGATGGCGTTGGTTTCGACCTCGCGTGGCGCTTTGTCTTTTTTCTTGTCATCAGGTGCCGCCGTTGATGCCCCGCCCCCGCTCGGCTTGCTATCCAGCACACCGGTTCCGTCCAGCAGCTTTTCCAGTTCAGCCCGACGCGCCAGGAACTCGCCTTGCGCTTTGATGTTGTCGTTTTCCGCCAGGATTGCGGCGGTCGATGCCTGATAGGCGTCCTCGTAGGCCTTGAATCGGGCATCGCCACGCGCTATCGCCCCAGAGATGGTGTCGCTGGTGAAGATGGCTTTTGATGCCTCTTTCAGTGTCTGGAATCCGCTCACGCCTTTAGCAACAAAGTCCGTGATCTCGATTGTCAGGAGTTGGATGCCGGTGCGGATGTTCGCTGGCATGTCAACGAATGTCTTCCAGCCTGCGCCCATGACAGCTTTGATGGCCGCACCCACGCCGCCGATATGATCATCCATCTGCCCAAGAGCGTCGGTTGTCGCCCTGAATGTTGCCCCCCACGTTTCCGTTAGGCGCGTAAACTCCACGAATACATTGTCATCCATCGCCTTTGACAGATTGACGATGGAGTCGGCGATTGCAGATGATGCGCCGGTCGCCTTGTCCATCTGTCCGACGATGTTGATAAACGAATTGACGATTGTTGTCTTTGCATCACCCAGCGTTTTTGCCATCTGCGCGAACTGCTTATCCACAGCGTCAGATTGCAGTTTGAGCGCATCAACAACAGCCAGCGATGTGATCTTTCCTTGTTCGCCCAGTTTCCGCAGTTCGCCAACCGTGACGCCCATGCCCTCTGCAATCGCCATAGCCAGCGCCGGAGCCTGCTCCATGACGGAGTTGAGCTCTTCTCCCCGGAGCGTACCGGACGCGAACGCCTGCCCGAGTTGGGTCAATGCTGCTTCAGCAGACTGCGCGGATGTGCCGGAAATCACCATCAGTTTATTGATGGTTTCGGTGGTGTCGCCCACCTCAGACAGCGACAGCCCAAGCGACCCGGCGTTTTGCGCGAGGCGTTGGTAGACTTCGGCGGTTGCCTCAAGCGGTGAGCGGGTGCGCTGAGCAATCTCAAACAGGTCAGATTGCGCGGCGTATAGCTCGTCGCTTGATTTCGTGACGAGGGACAGTCGGTTGGAAATGGTCGTGTAGGCTTCAGCGGCCTGCATCACCTCGCGGACGCCGAAGGCAGCGCCCAGGGTGACAGCCAACGACTTCATCGCAGACGCGGCCTTGCCGCCTGCTTGCGTCAGGTTGCCCAGCGACCCAGACGCCTCATCGACCTGGCGGTAGTCGGCCCTGAGAATCAGTTCAGCCAGCGTTGTCATCGGTCATTGCCCTCTGTACAGCGGACTCGATCCGCATGATTGTTTCCGATTCCCAGCCGTGCAGCGGGATGCCGACCATCTGCGACCATGCCTGCAGCTCCTGCCATGTCAGCGCCTGCCCGCGCTTAATCTGGCAGTAATACGCCCACAGGTATTGCAATTCCTCCGGCGCGTCCGGTGTCGTCAGCGCCTTTGGTTTGCGCCCGGTCTGACGCCAGACGCTCGTCAGGTGGTCGCGGAGTCGTCCGGTGCCGCCTTTTGGAGGCTGCTCAAGTCTTGCTTCGGCTCGGCAGTGCTCAATGAGCCGGTCGAGCCGTTGCCGAAAAAAACAGAGGCGTCCGACGTGGTACGGTCGAGCCAGTCAGCAAGGTAGGGCGCGTTGGTCAGCAGGGCCATGACGTTTTCTCGGGAGAACTCGTCATCAAGCGACCAGCCGGAGACGGACGATGCCAGCAAATCCATCATCGCGGCATCACGCAACTTCTTGCGCTCGCTGTCGGGCGTGGCCGGGTCAATCATGGCGGCAGCGGTAAACACGGCTGCCCGCTTCTGACGGAATGAATCGGAATCGGTGTGATGGACGTGCAGCCATTCCGCCGTCAAGCGCCCATCACGGCCCGGAATCATGACGCGGCGACCGGTATTGGCCACCTCAAGCGTGAAGAAATCGGATGCTTTCATCAGGCACGCTCGATCTTGAGTTGGGTTGCGTCGCTGCTGCTGTAGATGGCCTGGAAAGGCATCGTGATGCTGATTTCACGCTCGCCGCCTACTTCCGGCTTGCCGCCTGTGAATTTGACCTTCGGCAGCGTGAATGTGTACGTAGCCACGCCGTCTGTCAGGGTGAACACGATGGCCACTTCGCTTTCGTCATCGAAGGCATCAAGCAGGGTGTCGTCCTGATAATACGCGGTCAACTCACCAGTGACAATCGAGCGGCCAGCCGCGCCACGGATGCGGGTGGTTTCGCCCACAACCGGCAAATTTTCAATGCCGTTTTCCAGCGTCAGCTTGATGGCGCTGATGCAGGTCACGGCACTGCCGCCCACCGTGATTGAGCCTGACGGAGAATCCATGACGTTTTCGTTCGGGTCGGCGGTGTAGGAGCTGCCAGCAATAGCCGTGCCAGATCCTGTGTCGTCCATGCCCAGCACGCTAAACGTGCCGGTGACGATTCCGGTCGCCGGGCATTCCAGGCTGAACGAGTTGAACTCGCAGCCGACGGCGCGACGGTAGCGGGTGACGTCGCTAAAGAAACGCTCAATGGTAAACGACCGGCGAGTCGTGCCAGCCTTCAGAACGTCGGCGCTCCACGTACCCATCATCACAGCCTGAAGCAGGTCATCCCATGATGCGTCACGGAACTCAATGCCGATGTCGCCGGATGCCTGACGGACGCCGTGCCGGAAATCGTTCAGCTGGCGATCCGAGCGGATGGTTTCTGATTGGAATGTCTCTTTTTCCAGACCGATTGAATGGCTGGTCGGGTTGATGACCTGAAAGGCTGGGGTGGCCGGGGTGGTGCCGTAAGTGACTTCAGCGATGTACGCGAGCCGAGCCAGTGAACCGCCTGCAATTGCCATGATTATGATCTCCGCACATACGCGCTAAAGTTGATTGTCAAAACTGACCGGAGCCAGCCGTTTTCAGTGGATAGGGTGGTAGGGGTTGCGCCCCAGATTACGACCTGCTGGCCATCGTATGTCAGGCGAGTCCCGGATGTGTAGTCCGCACAGATTTCGTCGATCTTTTCCAGCGCCTCGCCATCGCCGCGCCCTGTTCGGTACATGATGTCAATCTGGAAAATGCCGGTGACCTCATTTGTGCCGTCGCTGCCCATCGTCGCCGCATCACTGCCAGCCCACAGCACGAACAGCCGGGCATGGTCGTCGCCTGTTGCCGGGTTGTAGTCCCGGTTCGGGTAGTAGGTGGTCAGGCCGTAAGCGCCGGTTGCCCATGACGCGAACAGGGCGGATTGAATGTCGGCGAACCTCATACCTGATTCTCCGCTGCCACTTGCTTGACGATGCGCAGGATGCGGGCGTGATTGATTCGCACCATGCCACGAGGGGCTTGATTGCTGCCGCCGAACTCGATCTTTTCCGCGTAGTCCATGTTATTGACGAGGTAGTTTACCGATCCGGCCCCGCCAATTTTACGCACGGCTTTTGCAATGGTAGCGCCGCCACTCTTGTCTACGTCAGCTGTCGTGCCGGACGCTGGCGCTTGTTGCGACGCCTGCCAGTTTCCGCGCAGTCTCCCGGTATCAACTGGCGTAGACATGATCGTGCCGGAAAACCACTTGATCGTGATTCCCCGGCATGTCTCATCCAATGACTTGCCAACGCGCCGCGCGAACCGCTCCAAATCGGATTCAAAACTCATCGCCGAACCCTCACGACATAGGCGAGAATGGTTCCAGCAGGGCGAACCTCGTTGATTTCCTGAATGGCCCATGAGCCAGCCACGCCGGCGCCCAGGATGATGCCGGGAGCGCCGCCAACCGTTGTCGCAGTCGTGTCGCCGATGCTGGATACGTCGATGCGGTCGCCCATTCTGACCTCAACATCCGGCACCATGACAAGCTCGCGGTCTCCGGACTGGATGCGTGTGCCGTCAACGAGACGGCGGGCAATGCTGCGGAAAACGCCGGTGGATGCGATGACGGTGTTGCCGCCTGATGTTGGCTGGTTGGTCGTGTTGTCAAAGTTAAGCGCAGGCCGAACGATGTTGACCGCCGTCCCGTACTCGGTCAGCAGTCGCGTGACAGTCGCGGCCATGCGGTCATAGAAGGCAGTCATGCGCGCACTACCATCAGCCCGCTGTTTTTCAGCAGGGTGCGGAGAATGGCCTGCGACTCGCGGGTTTTGGTGACCTTCGCGGCCTGTCCGGGGTTTGCATATTCGACTTCGACCGCGCCAGCGATGTTCTCGCGGACGACAGGGAGTGCGGACGCCGGGTTGTACATGTCGAGGCCGTCAACCTGCTCAACGGTGAGCGAGCATTGGCAGTTGATAACCTGGCGGGGGATTTCGTTGTTGAGCCACGCCCAGCCCTCAATGATGGCGTTGTTGCGTGGCCATGATAGTGGTTGGTCGCGCTCTGTCAGCGTACCGACAAAACGGTTCCGGTTTGATTCGAGGTAGTCGGTAGACTTGACGAGATAGGCTTCAACGGTTGCATCGGCGGGCAGGGTTATGCCACGCGCAGCCGCGTAGAGTTTAAAATCAGCGAGAGAGATGTACGAGTTGGCCCCGCTTACGACTGAGCCATTTTCAACGACAATTGCCATGGCGATTCATCCGCAAGGTGGGGTTGTGGGCATCCTTGCCCGGTGTTCCTTAGCCCAGCAACAGCGCGGTGTGTTCCGGCTTGATGTTCTTCACGCCCCATGCCAACGAGATGTGATAAACGACCTTGCGGAAGCCCGGATATACCGAGACTTCAAAGGTCAGGCCAGAGCGCGGGTCAGTGATCTGCATCACGTCGATAGCCATGTCACCGGCAGCAGGGCGCGACGGCAGGCGAGCGGCCAGCACGATAGCGGACGAGGCAAACGCCATGTTACGCGGGCCGGTGGCAATCACGGTGATGGCGCGGGTTGCAACGCCTTGGGCCTTACGCAGACCGGGGGCGGCGATGGTGATGCTGTCGCCAGATGCCGGGTTAGCGCCAGCAAACGAGACGGAGGTCACGACGTACTGATTGGTATCGTTGGCCAGTGTAATCACGTCACCGGCAGCGACAACGCCAGTGCCAGCGGTTGCCAGCGGAAGCACGGTCTGACCGACGGTAAACGCGGCGCTGGTGGTGGTGGCGGATGCCATTGCGCCAGCGGTCGGGGTGACAATCTGCGCGGATTCGCGGATGGCCATGCCGGACGGACGGACAAGAATGCCTTGCTCGTTGATCGGCACATCGCCGCGACCGACTTGCACGCCGTACAGGGTGTGCAGCTTGGCCCCGGCAGTCGTGTCCACAATCAGATTCAGGTTCTGCGGATTCGCGCCGTTGTCCAACAGGATCTTGCGGGCATTCATCGCGCCTTCAAGGGTGGTGGCAAACGGGGTAGTAGTGGCAGTACCGGCAGCGCGGGAGGTGGTGGCGTACAGGGCGGCGAGGTCGGCTTCAACCTCGTTGACCAGTGCGCGCATGGCCTGCGTGATCTGGTTGTTCTGCACGTTCGACGCGCCGGGGCCGGAGTTCAGGCCGCGCTCTTCCTCGCCGTTCCAGCTAAACGGAATTGACTTGCTCTTGCTGATGGTGATTGCGGTTGCGCCGATGGTCTGGTCGTATTCGGACGGAACAGACATGGCGGGAGTGTTGTCAATGGCGGCATTTGCATCTGGAGCCACGTCAACGTAGACGGACTGGCCAACAGCGGCAGCAGAGGCGCGAGCATCGAGGGTTACGGCAGGAATCAGGCCGACGAGTTCGCGGGATACAACATCCAGCGAGGCGTACAGGGCCGGGATAAGATTTGTCAGGGTGTTCGTGGTCATGGCAATTTACCTCGGGTTCAGGAGACTTTACCGCCAGACTTGATGTGCGCCATTTTCTGGTCTGCACTCATCTGGCCGAATTGGGCGCGTGTTACGGTTATCGCGGCCCCGCCGCCTTTACCACTGCCACCGGAGGCCCCGCCACCGGAAGCGCGAGAACTCGCAATGACCGGCGCGAACGCCTGATTAGATGCAAATTCCGCTTTGAGTTCGTCCAGGGTGAGCGCCGATGGCTTGCCATCCTGTCCGATTACTACAGTTTGCGGCTGCCCGTCGCGAATGTCAACAGAGAGCCGGGCGCGGATGTGGGGCATCAGCAGGGCGGATGAGCCGGGAATAGACAGTTCATTGGCCATGCTGACCGCGACGTTATCCACCAGCAGTTTGTTCAGGGTGCCGCGCATGTTGCCAAGTTCAGTGTCTTTTGCGGCCAATGCTTCGGCGTGTTTCTGCTGCCATGATTTGTCGAGCGCGTCGACGTCGCCAGACTTGCGGGCGGATTCCTCGGATGCCTTGCGGGCCAGCTCTTCGGCTTCCTTGGCTTTCTGCGCGGCAGACTTCTTTTCAGCCAACAGCTCGTCAACCTTCTTTTTGAGGCCGCTGGTGTCCTCGATGCCCTCGACCTTCAGCCGGAACTTGCCGGACTCGGTCTTGTCGTACATGCCAGCGATGGCGGCGTCCAGACCTTCGACGGTATCAACTTCATATTTCAGCATGGTGCTTGCTCCCGGAGCGTGTGCGGCCCAGCCGCGTTAAAGTCCTGCGCGCGCGAACGCAACAGGTTCGAGTTCTTTCATTTGCTCAAGTGTGAGCGGTTCAAAATTCTTGCCCAGGTTCAATTCCGCAAACCTTTCCGCCGACAGTCCGCCCTTGCGGAACAGTTCGCCGCGAGCTGGCCCGAGCGCCACGTCTTGAAACTCCGATGGCTGAGTCTTGAGCCATTCGTAATAGTTCAGGCTGGCGGGCACCTGTTCGCCGCCGTCTGCGCCTTTTGATGCGCGGGTTGCTCCCTCGTCCAGCATGTCAAAAGCCGGGTCAAGCACGGCGATGGTTGTAGATCGGCATTGCGGGTGTAGGGGTGGACGCGGGCCGGAGTCCAGCGGGAATCGTTTGCCGTCAAGACTGCGACATTGGATTGTCGTTCTGGAATCGAGCGCGGCAACCCATTCCAGCCCAAGCACAATGTCATCATTGGCGCGAAAGAATGTCTCGCGGGCAACCTGCGCCGAGTGCTGCACGGCTGTCCGAACAAGCACGGTGTTAGCTCGGTCAATCTGTGCGAGCGTCCCGTCTTGCCCGCGCATTTTCGAGGTTCCGCGCAGACTGCGAACAATCTCGGCAGTGTTCTTGCCCTGATAATAGCCCTGCTGAATGACGCCATTCACGTATGCAATAGAGTCATCCGTCCAGCCCTGAAGCCATGGCTCCAGCAATGCGCCCTGCCGGTATCCCTGCACAGCAAGCGGTGCAGTCATCACGGCTGTCCGCACCTGTTCCGGCGAGGGAATGACGGACTCAAACGGCACTTTTGAAACAGTCTGGAGATTGCGCGCCTCTAGTTGCGCCTGATAAACAGCCGCGTCTATCAGGTCGCCGGTCAGTTGCGTGGTGTATCCGCCAAAGATGGCCCGCATGTCGCGCTCAATGGCGTCTAACAGGATTTGGATTCGCTTTGCGTCGTAGGTCTCAATATCGGCGGCAATCAGCCGCATCTGCAAATCACGTTCGGCCTGCTGCAAAAACGGCTTGAACTTGGCGACCTCTGCGGACTTCAGGCGGTCAAGCATGATCTGCTGACGCGTGGCCAGCGTGATTTGTTCGGGCGCGGTCTTGCCTGCCGGTTCAGCCATTCACGCCGACCATGCGCGGTACGCTGTCGCCGGATTCCTCGCGCAATTCCTCGTCTGTTTTGTCGGCGCTGACGAGTTGGAGTTTCCGCATCAGGCGGTAGAGTTCGGAGTCCGGGAGCTTTCCGAGTTGGTTCGCGGACAATAGCGCGGTCAGCAGTTGGGCGTCTACGCTCAGTTGCTCTTTGTCCATCTCGATGCTGTATTCGACCTCGCCAGCGCCGCCCATGTACATCTGAGCGTATTTCAGCGCCTGTTCGTATGCCTCGCTGACGTTTTCGCAGACAAGGGACAAAACGGAATGGTTTGCGGCGACTTCAGCGCGGGCTTGTTCAGCGGTTTTTGCGACTCCACCTGGCTGCATCAATCGCGCACCGAGCGCAATCATGCGGTTTTCCAGCGCGGTCAGTTCGGCAGGGATAGCCTGGTCAGCCGGAGCGATGGCGTATTTAAAGTCGCCTCCCACCGGCAGTGGCAGCATGGCGCGGCTACCCATGGCGACGTTGTTTTCTGCCAGCCAGTCGCGCCATGATTCTGACAGGCCGGTAATCGTCGGTTGAGGCTGGCCAGCGTAAAACAGGGCGTTGTACCAGTCGGCGGCGAGCTGGTAGTGTTTGGCGTTGAGGCTGGCAATGTCCATCAAAGGGGCGCTGTCGATGCTCGGGTCGTTGTTTTCCGAGCCGATGAAACAGAACGGGATTTCCGACCAAGGCAGGCCGTTGGCCATGGTTGGCATGGACTCGCCGACGAGAATCAGTTCATTATGCCGGTTCGTGTCGCGCTGCCACAGCCGGACAACATAGACGCCATCCATCAGCCGCAGTTCGCGCCATTGGTCGACTTCCGTTAGCGAGAAATCGCCCGCCTGTAGCGCCGTCTCGCGGATGACGACAAGTGACAGCCGGTTGATGGCCCCGACTTTTTCCGTCCGCCAGTTGATGACGGCTTCGGGCGGGTAGGCGATGACATTGGGCCGGATAGCGCCGGTTTGCATGTCAGCGACCGACAACGCGCCGGATGATTCAGGAAAATCCACAAACAACGCAGCCCGGCCAGCGCGCAGAACATCAGCGGTGACGGATTGCGACTGCTGATAGATGCTGATGCCGCTGCCGTCAATGTCGGTGTCCACGTATTGCAGGTTAGCAGGTGTGGATAGCTCCGGCCATTTGCCGAACGCTGCGCCGAGCATGGACTTGGATGTTTGGCCAACGACCGGAAACAGGCAGGCGCGTTGCAGGTATCGGGCATAGATTGCGCCGTTGCTGTCGTCGCCGAGCATGTTGGGGTCGGGAAGATACAGGACGCCTTTTGCTTTGACTGCGGATTGGCCGTCGATGAAATCCCGCGCCAGTTCCCATTGAGGCAGAGCCTCGCGATAGTCGGCGCGCTCAAAAGATACGTTATCAGTCATCAGAAGTTCATCCGCATTTTTGGCATTCCGGGGATTTCGCCG